TCAACCATGTGGCAGAAAGTCTGCAAAAAATTCTAAAAGAGGTTATCCAAAATGTGTTCCTACGGCAACGGCACGAAAGATGACAAAATCGCAAATAAGATCGGCAGTAACTAGAAAAAGAGCTAATCCTATGGGCAAGGTAGCAACATTTAAAAAAAGGAAAAAATAAAATGTATCATGGAAATAAAAAAATGAAAAAAACTAAAAAAAAGATGAAAAAGAAAAAATAGATGTTTGTATATATCAACCCTAAACGATTAAAAAAACCAGAACCAGTCAAAAAACCAGAGCCAAAAATAATTAGTGTATCTGGTAAAGGTAGACCAGTGGGTTCATATAAAACTTTAAAAAAATAAATATTATGCCACAAATGGATGAATCACAATTAACGGCTATTTTAAAAAATGAAATAGAAGATTCGTTAAATTATTATGATGCTGAGTTAGCTGAATTTAGATTACAAGCAACTGATTATTATAACTCAGAGCCATTTGGTAATGAACAAGAAGGCAAATCAAGTGTGGTGACTTCTGATACGGCTGAAATTATAGAATCGATTCAACCTTCTTTAATGCGCATTTTTACGCAATCTAAAAACTATGTTAAATTTTTAGCTAGAACCCCTCAAGATGTTGCAGGGGCAGAACAAGCCACAGATTTTTGTAATTATACTTTAGAGCAAAACAATGGATTTGTGGTTGTACATAATTGGTTTAAATCGGCTCTTATGTATAAAATGGGAGTGGTTAAATTTTATTGGGATGAATCAGAAGATGTAGTTACTGAAACTTATGAGGATTTATCATTAGATGAACTAACACTTATGACGGCTGATGATTCAGTTGAGGTTGTGGAACAAGACTCCAGACCCATAGGTGAAAATATCGAACCTCAAATTGATGAGGCAGGAAATATATTACCCATTCCATTACTGTATAGTGTAAAAATTAAAAGAAAAAAAACTTCTGGTAAAATTAAAGTAATCAATATTCCAGAAGAAGAATTTTTAATTCAAAGACGAACAAAGTCATTAGAAGATTGTGATTTTTTATGCCATAGGTCTGAGGTTACTGTTTCTGATTTAGTATCTATGGGGTATGATAAAGATGAAGTTTTAGAATATGCAAGTTCAACTGGCGATGAAATAGATCAATCCAGAGAAAAATTAAATCGTTTTGAGGACACCGATGGTGGAAGTGATCGGCACATTGAAATGGATGAATCCAGAAAAACAGTGTTATATTCAGAGTGTTATATAAGAACTGATTTTGATGGTGATGGAATTGCTGAGTTAAGACGAATTTGTGTAATTGGTAATTATCATATTTTAAAAAATGAACCTTTTGATCATATACCTTTTGCAACATTAAGTCCAATTTTACAACCTCATAAATTAATTGGTCGTTCTGTTTCTGAAATGGTTATGGATTTACAGTTAATTAAATCAACTGTTTTAAGACAAATATTAGATAATCTATATTTATCAAACAATACTCGTTTAGTAGTAAGTGATGGTGTAAATTTAGATGATGTTTTAAATAATCAAGCAGGGGGTGTAATTAGAACAAGAAATATTGGATCGGTTCAACCTCTTAGCACTCCATTAGTTGCTAATCAGGCATTTCCAATGTTGGATTATTTAGATCAGCTGAAAGAATCCAGAACTGGTTTATCTAAAGCCAGTATGGGTCTTGATCCAAACGCATTACAAAGTGCCACTGCAACGGCTGTTTCTGCAACTGTATCAGCTAGTCAGGGTAAGATTGAAATGATTGCAAGAGTATTTGCAGAAACTGGAATGAAAGATTTATTTAAAGGTATTTTACATTTAGCAAAAAAACATCAAACGCAACCTTTAACAGTAAGATTGACTGATAAATTTGTACCAGTTGATCCAAGACAATGGACAAACGAATTTGATATGTCGATTAATGTTGGATTGGGTACTGGACAAACGAATGAAAAACTAGCGATGTTAGATAAAATATCAAAAACGCAAGAGCAAATTTTATTAACATTAGGACAACAAAACCCATTAGTTAATTTATCTCAATATAGAGAAACTTTGGCTAAGATTTTAGAATTAACTGGGTTTAAAAATCCAAATGAATTTTTTCTTGATCCTGCACAACAACCACCAATGGAAAATCAAAATACTGCACAAAATGAAGTGAGTGTGGATCGTTTTAAAGCAGAAGAAGAATTAAAGATTAAGCGAGAAAAAATGATGGCTGATATTGCGTTAGCTAGAGAAAAATTACAAGCTGAATTACAACTGAAACAGACTGAATTAAACGCTGAACTTCAATTAAGGGGGCAGGCACAAGCATTAGGTAATAAAGCAGTCAGTCAAAACTTATAGGAGAAAATTATGTTACCAGTAGCAACGGCACTCGCACCAATGGCAGGGGCATCATTAGGAACGGCAGGAACACTTGCAGGACTAGGAGGTTTAGGAGGATTTCTAAGTGGACTTGGACAAGGTGGCTTTGGAGGATTTTTAGGTGGTTTAGGTAATTCACTGACTGGTTTACCACTCTCACAACTGTTTGGTGGTGCTAATACTCCGATGTCCTCAATTGGAGGATTATTTGGACAATTATTACCTAGTGGTAATTTAGCTAATTTAGGTCAGGCACAAATGTTAGGCAATATGATGGGTGGTGGTCAGCAACCTTCAACTCAAAACAGTCCAGAAGATGTTTTAAATGCTATGTCAAGTAGTGTAAATCCTATACCAGTTGATTTATCTAATGAACCGATGCTAATTACAAATGCACAAGAAATGATGATGCCTTTAAATACAAATCTTGATCCAAGAATGTTTGGATTAGGAGGGTTACTGGCAAGTAATTTAAATTCAAGACAAATTGTTTAATTTATAAATATGAATGATGATAATGTTCCTCTTTCTAAAAGAAAAGCTAGGGGAGATAAAGCGAAAAGTTTACTTCAAAATGAAATCTTTAATGAAGTTTTTTCAATACTTGAAAAACGATATATCGAGGGTTTTGCAGAGAGTAAAATTGACGATAGTAAAACTCGTGAAACTTGTTATTTCTTATTACAAAATTTGCGAAAACTGCGTCAAGAAATGGTTCTAATTGTTAATGATGGTGATATAGCCACTAAACAATTAGACAATTTAAATAATCCTAAAAAAAGGAAATTTTTTTAATTTAAAATAAGGATGTTATTATGGAAAACAGTACTCCAACTGGAACTGAACCAAATACTGAAACAATCAAATCTACTGGTGATGCCGTAGATTATCTCTTAAAAACTAATGAACCCTCTACTGAGGAAAATTCAGAAACTTTAGAAGAGTCAAATAATGAAGAAACTGTTCAAACAGAACAGAATGAATCTGAGGAGTCAACCGAGGAAATAACTGAGGAAGAAACCGAAGAAACAGATAATGGTGAACAATATGAAGAAGTTGATTCAACTCCAGAGCCAGAACGATACACTGTCAAAATTGATGGTCAAGATCAAGATGTAACCTTGGATGATTTAAAAAATTCATATTTAAGACAATCTGATTACACTAAAAAAACACAAAACCTTGCAGAACAAAGAAGGCAGATAGAAAATATCAATGCAACTATTCAGCAAGAAAGAAAAGTTTTATCTGAAAATTTAAAGGCTACACAACAATTTTTAGAAAATGGTATGGTTCAACAACCAGATGTAAGTCTACTTGAATCAGACCCAGTTACTTATATGAAACAAAAAGATGCATTTGAAAAACATCAGGCAGTTTTAAACCAAGTGAAACAAGAACAAATTAACATACAAACTCAAGAACAAAATGATTTAATTCAAAACTATCAAAAGAACTTAGAGCAAGAAAAAGTTCGTTTGACTGAATATATTCCAGAGTGGAAAAATCAAGATGTTGCAACTAAAGAAAAAAACAATATTGTAACTTATGCAAAACGACTTGGATTTACTCCAGAAGAGTTAAATTCAGCGAGTGATGCACGAGCCATTAATGTTTTACGAAAAGCATGGTTATATGATAATTTGATATCTAAAAATAAAGTTGCTCAAAAAAAAGTTTCTAAAGCACCCAAAATGGTTAAAGGGGGTGTACCAAGAAACAAAAATGAAGTTAGCCAAAGAAATTCAAATAAACTATTTGACAGACTCAAAAAATCTGGAAAGCAAGAAGATGCAATTAATTATCTTCTATCTAAACAACAATAATATAAACATTAATTTTTAAGGAATAATACAATGGCTACACAAACATCTATAATAGCAAAAGGTCTTAGAGAGGATTTATCCGATGTTATCTCTAGGATTTCTCCTGCCGAAACACCTATATTTTCAAATATGAGTGTTGAAACTATAACTAGCACAAATCACGAATTCTTAGTTCAAGAATTAGCAAGTGCAAGTGCATCTAACTTTAACAATGAAGGTGCAGATTTTTCATATGCTACACCAACGCAGATGACTAGGCTAGGCAACCAAAGTCAAATCTTTATTCAATCCGCACAAGTATCTGAAACTTTAGAATCAGTTGATAAAGCAGGTCGAGCAAAAGAAATTGCATATCAAACTGTTTTAAAGAGTTTGGAACAACGAAAAGACATTGAGGCAACTTTGGTTGCATCTCAAGCTAAATCTGCATCTGATCCTCGCAAAATGGGTTCTATTGAGTGTTGGATAAGTAATGTATCTGGTGCAGGGGATGCCACTGAAATAACAACTCACGATGGTGCAAATTTGCGTACTGATGGAACTGGAAGAGCATTAACCCTTGCAATGGTTGATGCAGTAGCACAAGCAGTTTTCGAGGATGGGGGTGAACCTTCTATGATGGTATTAAGTCCATCTAAGAAAGCTACATTTTCGGATTTAGCTTCTGGTTCTGTTGCTACCAATCAAGTAACTATGACTGCGAATCAACCAGTTGAAGTTCCTATAATTGGTTCAGTGAGTGTATTTTTATCAGATTTTGGAAAAATTGACATAACCATAGATCGTCAAATGCCAAATGATAGAATTTATATATTTGATCCACAACATATGAAAATGGGTGCATTACCTAACAGACAATTTTCAAAAGTTGATGTTGCCAAAACTGGTGATAGCCAGAAATTTGGTATTGTTAGTGAGTTCACTTATATTCCGACTGCACCAAAAGCACATGGTGCTATTTATGATTTATCATAATATTTAATATGAAAGGGGGTGTAAGAACCCCCTTTTTTATTTGTGCTAAAAAAAACAATCAAGCGATTTATAGTCCAGTAAGAGTAAAAAAATGACTGAAAGAATTATTAAGAAAAACGCAGAACAAAAAATTTCTATTAAAGAAGAGGCAGGAGAAACTGTTATTGAAAGAACAGAAAAAATAGATTCTATTTTAGAAAAAAACAAAATAGAACGCAATAATTTTCGTGCTAATAATTTAATTAATAATACACAAAAACATCATAGAAAAGTTGCAGAGATTCCTGCAAATTTATTTTTTGAATTACAAAAGAAATATGGCAGTCCACAGCAAAATTGGAAAGAATGGAAAAGGTGGTTATCTGATCCAGAAAATCGTTTTTTTAGAACTGATACTGGTAAATTATAATGGCATTATCAACTTACTCTGACCTTAAAACGGCAATTGCTAATTTTGCAAATCGAAGTGATCTTACTACCAACATTGATGATTTCATTGATCTAACTGAGGCAAGACTAAATCGAGAAATATTTAGTCGTTTTGAAAATCAAAGAGTTACGGCTAACACAACGGCTAATGACCCTTTTGTATCTTTGCCAACTGATTTAAGAGAAATTAAAACAATTAGAGTAAATTCAGACCCAAGAGTTGTTTTAACGAATATGACTTTAAATGCTTTAGATATTCAATACCCAAATAGCACTGGAGGTAGTCCAGTGGCTTATGCAATTGTAAATGATAGTTTAAAATTAAGTCATACACCCAGTTCAGTATTAGAATTAGAAATGATTTATTCTGCACAAATTTCAGCTTTATCAGATTCTAATACAAACAATGTAATTTTATTAAGACATCCAGATGCTTATTTATATGGTTCTTTGACCCACTTATCTACATTTTTACTGGATGAAACAAAAGCTAGATCATACGATGAATTGTATACGAGAGCCATTCAAGAAATTAATACATCTTTAGATAAAGAAAAATATGGTTCATCACTTGCTATGAAAGACGATTACACAATTCAATTAACCAAAGTACAAGGATAAAATTATGAGTGCATCAGATTATTTAGAAAACAAGATATTAGATCATATTTTAGGATCAAGCGCCTTTAGTCAACCCAGTAAATTTTTAGCTTTGTCCACGGCAAGTCTGCAAGACGATAATTCTGGAACAGAGTTATCTGGTAATGGATATACACGAAAAGCAATTACATTTGGCACTGCTAGTTCAGGTAGTATCACAAATAGTGGTGCAGTTGAATTTGATACTGCGACTGGAAATCAAGGCACTATTTCTCATTTTGGTATTTATGATGCAAGTAGTGGAGGTAATTTATTGTTTCATGGTGCATTTAGTGCCTCTAAAGTAATTTCGACTGGTGATGTATTAAAAGTGAGTGCCTCTGCATTAACAATTTCATTAGATTAAGATGAATGTCAGTTGTCGCTATAACATTAGAGCAACTAGATTCTTATGGTACACTTGAGCAATTAGATTCAGTATCAACAAACTTAGATGCACTTGATTTTGTTGATTATACAAACCCAAATTTAGATCAGTTAGATGGTTGGGGTGATTTAGACAATTTACCATTTAGTTTAGATAGTGCTAACTGGCAAAGTGTTTTTGTAAGATTTGCCAATGGTTTAGATAATTCTACTTTTACAACCACTGGTTCTTTTGTAGTAGTAGAAACAGTTAATGGATCAACTACTGCCACTTTTACAAGTTCTGGTTCAGCTATAAGACAAAGACTTGCTAGTAGCAATATATCAGCTACTTTTTCACCAAGTAGTTCAGCTATAAGAGTTAGAACAGTAAGTGGAACTGATATATCTACTTTTACACCAACTTTAACTGCAACACGAATACAATTTGGTACTGGGTCAGTCAATTCTGTTTTTACAAACACTGCAACGGCAGTTTTTTCTGTAAATATTGCAGGAAATGATACTTCTACTTTTACCAGTAGTGGAAATTGTAATGCTACTATTTTAATAAATGGAACAACAAGTTCAGTATTTTCATTAAGTGCAGTTTTAAAAAAACAAGGTGATGAATGGGTTGAAACAAGTTCAGCTTTAGAAACATGGAATCCAAGCAGTTCGGCAACCGAAACTTGGAATGTAGTTAATTCAGGAAATGAAACATGGAATTAAAAATTAAATTAGATAGTTGGCTACCAGATCAACCAGATTATAATAATGGACTTACAGTTGCAGAAAATTGTTTACCCATTTTAAAAGGTTATGCAAGTACAAAAGGCTTAACGGCATTTAGTGGTGCAGGAGATAGCAAATTAACTGGAATCTTTGCTTTGGAAGATTCTTCAGGTAACGCACAAATTTTTGCAGGAAATCGTACTAAATTATATAAATATAATGGTACAACCAATGCATTAGATAATGTTTCAATTTCTGGTAATTACTCAGCAGTTGGCGAAAACAATAGATGGAAGTTTGTTCAATTTGGAGATAAAGTAATTGCTTCTGCAGGAACAAGTCAAACCATTCAGGTGTTTGATTTAGGTACTTCAACTTTATTTGCAAATATAGCAACTGGAGTTAATGCAGAACATATATGTGTTGCTCGTGATTTTGTATTTACTGGCAACAATTCTGACTCTATATCAAGGGTAAGATGGTCAGCAATAGGTGATAGCAGTAATTGGACAACTAGCACAACCACTCAGGCTGATTTCCAAGAAATAAATGATTTAGGGCAAATTACTGGATTAGTCGGTGGTGAATCAGTAACCATATTTTGTGAATCTGGTATTGTTATAGGTAAATATGTAGGCAGTCCTCTAATATGGCAGTTCGATGTCTTGGAAAATAATCGTGGGTGTAATTATGCAGGATCAATCACTAATGTAGCTAGAACATCTTTTTATTATACAGATGATGGTTTTTATAGTTTTAATGAAAAAACTGGATCAACACCAATTGGTCACGAAAAAATAGACAAATTTTTTCAAGATGATTTTAATACAACTTATAAAGATAATTTATATGCATCAGTAGACCCAAAAAACAAAATTGTAATGTTTGCATATCCTTCTAAAAGTAGTTCTGATGGAAGTAATGATAAGATTTTAGTTTTTAACTATATTTTAAATAAATGGAGTTTACTTAATATTGCCACTGATGTTTTAAGTCAAATTTTAACCCCTGCAACTACTCTTGAAGGTTTAGATAGTATTAGTGGAAATAATTTAGATAGTATGACAACCAGTTTAGATTCTGACATTTGGAAAGGTGGTAATATTTTATTTGTGGGTTCAGTTGATAATAAAATTTCAACTTTTACTGGTTCAACTTTATCAGCGACACTCACCACTGGTGAATTTTCTTTAGGAGGTTCACAAATGGCTATGTTGACTAAAGTTAGACCTTATTATGAAACAACTGGGTCGGCAACAGTTACTAATCAAATTCCCTCAAGAAATTTAACAAATGATAGTTTTTCGTTTGCAAGTGCAGTGAGTTTAAACTCAGATGGTTTTTCACCTCATAGAAACTCTGGAAGATATAATAGAGTACAAGTAAATTTAGGTGGTGATTGGAAAAATATTCAGGAAATAGATGTTGAATTACAAGCTAACGGCAATCGTTAATGAGTAGTTTTATTGCATTACCATATGCAGGAGGTGATCCAAGACAAGTTGCATTTGTTGTCACTAATGTTTTAGAAGGTAAACTAAATTCTACTGGCACAGTTACACTTACTAACAGTTCAGCAACTACTGTTGTTGATGATAAAAGAGTCGGTGTAGATTCTATTATTTTATTTATGCCAATTAACGCAAACGCAAGTACAGAACAAGCCTCTGGAACAATGTTCGTCAGTTCGAGAGGTAAACAAACTTTTACTATAACTCATAATAATAATGCAAACACAAGGACATTCGGATATATCGTCATCGGATAATTTAAACAGTAAATTTCCATGTTTATATAAAATCACCCCCTCTAATATTTTTAGAGTATGGAAGATTATAAAACCTAAAGTTGAGGTTGCCTTAAAACATGGAATTCATGCAAATGATAGTAATTTTGTTTTTGAACAGTTGTATAAAGGTCATGCAAAATTTTGGTTAAATAAAGATAGTTGGATTATCTCAACTATGGAAGATTTAAATATTGGAAAATGTATTACTATTTGGTTAGCCAGTGGAGATAAATATAATTTATTAAGTATGTACGATTTAATATCCAAATGGGCAAAAAAACAAGGTTGTACAAATATGTTAATTAACGGCAGAGAAGGTTGGGTTCGATTTTTAAAAAAATCAAATTTTAAACCCATGCCAATTCTAAGAAAGGAACTTTAAAAATGGGTGGAGTTACAAAAGCAATTTTTGGTGGTGGTGGAGGAGGAGGTTCGTCTGCACCTCAACAGTCAGGAACGCAAGTCGTTAAAAATGAAACTACTTTACCATCATATGTTCAACCTTATTATGAAGAGGCTTTAGAATCAGCACAACAACAATTTCAAACACCCAATACTTTATTTAGTGGTAGTTATGTTGTCCCATTTAGCCAAAGTACGCAACAAGGACTAGATCAAGCAACTGCCTTGGCACAACAAGGAAGTCCACTTATTAATAATGCAGTTTCAAATGCCACTGATACTTTAGGAGGTACTTTTTTAAATGCAGGAAATCCATATTATCAAAATGCAATCAACTCTGCGATTGATCCGATTGAGTCAAGGGTTAATAGTGTTTTTAGTAGAGGAGGCAGATTAGGTTCTGGGGCAAATCAAGATGTCCTAGCTAAAGCTATCGGAGATGTAACTTCTAGAATGTCATATGATAATTTTGCACAAGAAAGACAAAATCAATTAGCAACTCAAAGATTAGCACCAATTATTAGAGGTCAACAATTTGAAGATAGTCAGAAATTATTAAATCTTGGTCAAGTGGTAGAGGATCAACAAGCAAAAGAATTACAAGAGCAAATCATGCGGTCACAGTATGCGCAAACAGAACCTCAAGATAGATTAAATCAATATTTAGCCTCAATTACTGGAGCTACAAGAGGTGGTACAACATCTTCTATCAGACCTATTTATGGCTCTAATAATAGAAGTAGTTCATTTTTAAATCCAATGGGTGTTGCCTCTGTTTTAGGGGGTCTAGGTGGATTATTTAGTTAATAGAAAAGGAAAATAATATGGGTTTGTTAGATACATTAGGTCAAATTTCAGGCACTCTTAGAGGTGTTAATGATTTATTCGGAAACATTAATCAATTTCAAAATGTAATTAATCCAAATCCACAACCTATGCAACAACCTATGCAAAAATTTGGCATAAATCCATTAACTGGATTGCCTTCAATTATTTCTCAAATGCCATACAATGTTGGCATTAATTCAAATACACAACCTCAGTTTGGTGGTATGGTTTCAGTTGATCCTGATTTTTACAGAACAGCAGGATTTAATCCAGATGCACAATTACAACAACCAGTCGGTGGATATGGTGGCAATCCACCACCAGTAAATACACCATTTCCTACAACACCTTTTCCTAAACAACCAACAATTCCACAACCTCAACCAAATACTTTTGCAAATAGATTAAAAGATTTTGGCAATATTTATGCTGATTATATTATTGGCAGATCAAACGCAGGAAAAGCAAGTTTTGATCCATCGTCTGGTGATGAGGCATTTGTAAATAATAGTGGACTTGCTAATGCTATGAATCAATACAAAAATAGAGAGGCTTTAAAAACTTTACAAGGACAACAAGCATTTGATAATCAAATGTCTGCATTAAATACACAAACTTCACAACAAAAAAACTTTCAATATAGACAAAGTTTATCACCACAAGAGCAAAAAGAATTTGATAAATATTTAACAAGTTCAAGTAAAGGAAATCTTCCTGCATCAGTTCAAGAATATCAATTTTATAAAGGACTGCCAAAATCAGAACAAGGTGAATTTTTTAGATTAAAAAGAAAAGGTTTTGAAATTAAAGATTTTGGTGATTCTTTTAAAGTTATAGATAACACTGGTGCAATAGTTCAAACTATTTCAAAAGGATTAAGTCCAGAAAATCAGCCTAAAAATGTTTTTGAAAAAGAAGTTTCTAAAATTAATGCTAAAGAATATGCAGAATTGAAAATTCAATTTCCACAAATTCAACAAGAAATGACTGAAAAAATACAAATAATCGATCAAATGTTAAATGATCCTAATTTAGGTTCTTATCTTGGAAAAAAAGCAAAATTAATACCAGATATACTTGTTGCAGGAACACCGACTGGTGATTTTAGAAGAAAATTAGGCATGATAAAAGGTAAAGAATTTTTAGCACAATTCGACAAATTACGAGGTGGTGGTCAAATTTCTAATACAGAAGGTGAACAAGCACTGAGAGCAGGAACAAGTTTAGATGATTCATTAACAGAAGAGGCATTTAGACAAGAGTTATTAAGATTAAGAAAAATTGCAGAAACTGCATCACAAAAGAAATTTAAACAAATTCAAAATTTAAATACATCTGAACCTCAATCTAATAACGAACAAGAATTATTTTATGATCCAGAAACAGACACAATGAAAAAATCAGATGGAACAACAGTAAAATGACACAAAAAGTAAAATTACCAAGTGGAGAAACTATTAATTTTCCAGACTACATGACTGCACCTCAAATAAAAGCAGTATTAAAAAAAAAATATAATCAAGCAGATGTTCAACCACAAACATCATTTACTCCAACATTAGGAGACAAAGCAAGATTATTTGCTCAAGGACTATCTTATGGTTTTGGTGATGAAATAACGGCAGGGGCAAAATCTTTGTTTTCAGATCGTTCTTATGATGATTTAGTAAAAGAAGAAAGAGATAAAATAAAAAATTATCAAACATCAAGACCTTTAGAATCATTAGGATATGAACTAGCAGGGGCATTACCAACGGCTATTGGTTCTGGTGTAGGGTTGCTACGATTATTACCATCTTTAGCTAAAACATCCAATTTAGGAAAAGCAGTCGGATTAGGTGCAATAGAAAGTGGTGCATATGGTTTTGGAACTGGAGAAGGTTTACTTGATAGTGCAACAAATGCACTTATTTCTGCCCCCATTGGTGGTGTTACTGGTGGAACTGTATCTTTAGTTGGTAGTGGATTAAAAAGATTAGCAACAAACCAACCTACTCGAACAAATAATGAGGCAAATAAAATAATAAAAGAGGCATTGGATGCTGATGAATTGTCACCTCAAGATTTACAACAAAAAGCAAAAAATATACCCAATTCATTACCTCAAACCTTATCAGATTTAGCAGATGCAAACACTAGAGGATTAACTTATGTTGCCTCACAAGGACAATCAAAAGGTAAAAAAGTTGCAGAAGATTTTTTAACAAGTAGAAATGTATCTGCACCAGATAGAGTAACAGATAATATTACTAATTTTTTAAATCCAATTAAGGCAAAAAATGTTGATGACATAACCAATAAATTGCAAAAAGATGCTAGTGATTTATATGAAATTTCTTACAATAAAGTAGATGAGTTGGGCAATAAAACACCCAATCTTATAAATAAAAATTCTGTAAAAAATTTTTATGATTTAGATGTTTTTCAAAAAGCAATTAGAGAAACAAAAGATTTAGTTGAGTTAGATATTTTAGATAACCCAAAAGCAGTTAATGAGTTTAATTCTATTTTTAAATTTAACAATTCAACTAAAAAATTTGAAATTCAGGAGGATGTTCCTCTGGAATATGCCGACAAAATTAAACAAGGAATTGATGATTTTATTGAAAAAAATACTTCAACTTCAGTTAAAACTGGAACTCTAAGTAAAAAAGCAAAAAGAAAAGTTGTGCAGTTAAAAAATAAATATCTTGAAACTTTAGATGAACAGAATCCAGTTTATAAAAATGCAAGAAAAATCTTTAGTGATAAAACATCGGTTCAAGATGCTTTTGATGAAGGCTTAAAATATAAACGATTAGATATGGATGAATTAAGTGATTCATTTAAACAACTAAAAACTGATCCAGAAAAAAAAGCATTTCGTTTAGGTGTTTCAAAAAGCATGAATGAAGAAGTTATTAAAAAACCAGACAGTGCAAGTGATTTTTACAAATCAATTTTAGGTTCAAATAAAAAGAAACAACTGTTTAAATTGATTGCACCAGATGAAAAATCTTATGATAATTTTTTATCACAACTTGATCGTGAAAAATCTATGTTTAAAACGCAAAAAGATGTTTTATTAAATAGTAAAACTGCACCAAGAGAGTTATTTACCAGAACAGTAGATACTGCATTAAATCCACAAGGTTTAGTAAAAGAAACACTAGGCAAATTAGAAAATTTTGCAGTAGGTAGAAATCCAGAAGAATTAAGAGGGGCAATTATTGATAAATTATTAAACCCAAATTCTACAAAACAAACTCTGCAACAGATAATAGATGCAGATAAAAAAAGATTATTTGATGGGTTACTTAATACACAACCTTTAACTTACCCAACTAATATTGTCGTTCAACAAGGACTTTTAAACAACTAGGAGAAAATTATGTCTAAAAATTCAGTAAACGATTATTCGGCTACGGCTGATTCAAATACCGATGTCGGTGGTATTTCTATTGCCGAGGGTATGTTGCCGTCAAATGTAAATAACAGTCTTAGGGAAATTATGAGTCATACTGCTGATTGGGTTGCAGGAAC